AAACAATACTAATACCAAAATAATTCCTTCCAAAATTATATTGAACATAAACGCTTCGATTAGCTTCTGGTTCGATTCCAGATTCTTACATTGTGGAGTTACAACACTCCACACATAGATTTTTCATACAAATCCTCATAATATTTTAATACTGATGGCTGATTATGATAACGTCAGTCATTACGTTTCGATAGCTCAACTGGTAGAGCAGTGGTATTCGGCCGCAGGTAATAGGTTCAACTCCTATTCGAAACATTGATCGTCAAAAGCGGTCAAAATAATATAGAAGAAATGTGTCCAAACAATTCTTTTAATGAAAACAACTGATAGTCAGTGGTGCAAAGGGTAACACATCAGACTTCCCAAAATAGTGGGATTTTAGGATATGGTTCTTAAGTAGAGCTATGTTCATTGATTTAGTAGATTGTCTGTTTAAAAAGCCTTGGCGATAGACAATTGTAATTCTTACTGCATGGTTCGATTCCATGCCTGGCTATAGTTAGCCTGTAATGCGCAAGGACTAACGAGTATTAAAACAGCTTAAAGTGCATTGTACGTCAATGCTGGCATATGGATATGTGCTTATGGTATGGGTTCTGTTGAATCCTGTAAAGATCAAGAAATTAATTCAAGTGCCATAGTGGTTGAAGTCCACACCAAGCTGTTAGGTAGTGTGACTATTCCTTAATTGGAATGCTCCTTAAGTGGAACGGATAATCGTGAGTTCGAATCCCACTCACACTATATTAAAACTGAACGCGTACTTAGTACGCCACTAGCTGGTAGGTTAATTCCTATCGGCTTTTTATTTTGGAGAAAACAATATGTTAAAGATTAATTCGGTACTATTAAATGTCTAAGCCAAAGAAGCTAATGGTTATCAACGGAAGACGGCAGTTAGTTCCTATTGATTACCAGACCCGAACTGAAACAGACAAGGCTTACAACCAGAAGCGCAACCGTGAGAATAAAGAGTACGTGTCCTTTTACAAGACCACAGCATGGAGACATACACGTGAGCAAGTCCTACTACGTGACTACTCTACCTGTGTTAGATGCGGACTGGAAGGGAACATAGTTGATCATATTGTTCCAAGTGAAGATGATTGGGAAGACAGACTTAACACAGATAATCTTGAGACGTTGTGCCAACGATGTCATAACCTTAAGCCACGCAGAGAAGAGAGTAAGAAGAACAAAGGACGTGAAAGACCTATGCAAATACATGTAGTGATAGGCTACCCAGCTAGTGGTAAGTCTACCTATGTTGCTAGACATATGACATCACATGATCTTGTGTATGATTATGATTTACTTACATCATCGTTAGATGGTTCGATGTTGAATGTCTTGAACACAAATGATAGTAAGGCCAATGACTTAACCATTCATAAGCACAACATAGATGTGAATGATTACGTTCAGATTATATATGAGATGTTATTGCGAAAGATTAAAGCAGAAAAGACTTTCAATAATGTTTGGTTGATCATGACTAAACCTGATGAAAGGTTGACTACATTACTATCATCTAATGATGTTGATTGGTTGATGTTAGATACTTCAAAGGAAGAATGTATTAGTAGACTACACAGACTACATAGAGATACAACTGATTCATATAAGATCATGAATGATGTTGATAGATTGATTGATGAATTAGATTTAGAAATTAAAAAAGTAAAAACAAATTAAATAAAATTATTTTAATTTAATAAATTGAATTTAGTTTTATTTTTTTTATTTTTTTTATTATTGTTTTCGCGCACAAAGATATCTTTTTGGCTATGAAATTTAAGCCCGATGGGTGGGGATATTTTTCTAACCTACCCCCTCAAAGTCAACGGGGGCGTACATTCCCACTGCTTCTTGAACGCACGTCCTCTTTTTTGCACACCAAATTCTATTAATTATCTGTTTTAGAAAGTGGTTTAGCACGAAATATTATAGGAAGTAACACGTATTTGCGGATCTAAATATCAACCGTTAGGAGGTGATGGAATGGCTCGTAAATATAAGGTTTTAGAGCAGTCGGAAGCTAACTTAACTAAGCAACAACAAGAGGCTAAATACAATGCTGAAATACTTGCCAGTGATGGTTACAAGCTACTTCAGAATTCACCCCCTAATCGGCTTTCTGGAGTCGCTAAAGCAGAGTGGAAACGAATTATACCTGACTTAAAAAACTTGCCTGTACGCTCCGTAGATAGGGCAATGGTTGAACAATATTGTTTCTGGTATTCACAATTTATTGATCTAAGCGACCAGGTAAATTCACTAGGTTCTGATGATTTAGATACAAAAATAACACTCCTAAACACTTTAGATAAAATTTCAAAAAATATTCGTTCAGCTGCCAGTGAGATTGGTCTCACTGTGGATTCGAGAATGAGAATGAACGTTCCTAAGAAAGAAGATAAGCCTAAAACACTAGCCGATAAGTTGGGCTTTTAGGAGGTGGTAACATACAAAATTATATTAATAATATTTTAAATGGCGATATCGTGTCATGTAAGTCCACTTTAAACGCTGTAAAACGTCATGAAAGCGACTTAAAACGAGTTAATGACGCCGACTTCCCATATACATTCGACCAGGCATTAGCCAATAAAGCAGTTAAATTTATCGAAATGTTACCTGACCCTAAAGGTGGCACTCATAAACTAGCCGGTTTCCAGAAATTTATTATTGAAAGTATTTATGGTTGGGTCCAAAAGGATAATCACGATTTACGCAGATTCCACAAAGTGTTCGTATCTATGGCTCGTAAACAAGGTAAAACATTACTAATTGCCGGCATTATCCTTTATGAATTCTTATTCGGTAAGAATCCAGAGCGGTCACGTCAAATATTCTGTACAGCTAACGATAAGGAACAAGCTAAGATTGCATTTGAAATGGCTAGAAAACAGTTAGATCAATTACGTGCTAAATATCCAGACGTTAAAAAATCAACTAAGCGTATCAGAGAGTTATTAATAAACTTAGATGACGATTCATATGTACGTCCACTCTCACGCGATACCGGAGCCATTGATGGTTTCGAACCACAATTAGGCGTGCTTGATGAATATGGTGCTAGTAAAACGTCAGAAATGATGGAACTACTCGAATCAGGTCAAGGACAATTGGATAACCCTTTAATCGTTATCATTTCGACAGCAAACTTTAATATGAACGCTCCAATGTATACCGTGGAATATCCACGAGCAAAGAAGATTCTATCCGGGGATATCGTTGACGATAAATATTTTGCATTCATTGCTGAGCAAGAATCAATTGAAGAAATTGAGAATCCCGATACATGGATTAAAAGTAACCCACTGCTAGAAATTAAGGGGCTTCGTAAGAAACTTAATCAATATCTACACGATCGCTGGGAAGTTGCTAAGCAAACGGGTGAAAAAAACTCAGTCTTAGTTAAGAACTTTAATATGTGGCGTCAAGCCGAAGAAAATTCTTATTTGGATATTGAAAAATGGGAGGAAACAACGGTTGAAACTAAGCCAGACATTCATGGCAAGCCTGTTTGGATAGGCGTGGATGTTGGTAAAGTGTCTGATTTATTCGCTATCAGTTGGTTAGTTCCGATTGAAGGTAAATGGTATGCAGATTCCTATTCTTTTGTAGGAACTAAATATGGACTAGATGCAAAGATAAAAAAAGACCGTATGAATTATCGCGATTTAGCTGAAAAAGGACAATGTGAAATAACCAAGCTTGAATCAGGTGTTATCGATAACGAACGTGTGTTTGATTGGCTCGAATCCTTCATCGAACAAAACGATTTAGACGTTAAAGGAATCATGTACGATCCATATCAATATGGACAACTTTTAACACTAATTGAAAAACGACATCCAGAGTGGGAGCAAGTTGAGGTTAGACAAGGAACCATGACCCTCTCTGCTCCCACTAAAGAATTTAGAGATGGCGTAATAAATGGAAACATTATTCACTCTGACAGCTTTATTTTAAAAACAGCCGTTACAAACGCTGTGTTAATGGCTGACAACAATGGTGTCCGAATCGATAAAAATAAGTATTCTAACAAAATTGATCCTGTTGATGCTTTACTTGACGCTTACGCAATTTGTTTTACCGAAAACATAGATAATTACTTAAATGATGATTATGTAATGAGTGATGAGTTTGGCTTTTAGGAGATGAAAATGAGTAAATTATTTAAATGGATAGCCTTGAACTTGCCACAAATCGTTTTGATTTGCGGTTTTTTTATGATCTCGATTGGTTCGTATTTTATTAGTTTACCAATTGGACTTATTGTAAGCGGATTTTCGATGATTATCCTAGCAATCTTGATGATTAAATCTGACTAGAAGGGAGGTGAATAAATGAGTTTTTTTAGAAGTTTAAATGATTCTAGCGATGATTGGGCTATGGACTATTTGAATAACGGTGTTTTACCAAGTAATCGAAATTTTATGGGAATCGGTGCTTTGAATAATTCCGATGTATTGACTGCCGTTTCAATTGTAGCTGGTGATGTTGCAAGATTTCCTATCCTACAAATTAAAGATAGTGATGATTCGATTGTGGATGAGAATACTGTTACCTACCTATTAAATAAGAGATCTAATGATTATAGTTCCGCATACTCCTGGAAGTTTGCCATGATGGTTAATGCAATTTTGACTGGTAATTCATACACGCGCATTATTCGTGACCCTACGACATACGGTAAGAATGCTGGTAAAGCAATAGAATTGGAATTTTTCCCACCCTCACAAGTGGCAATTAATTATCGAGATAGACCAGGTGTAAAACGTGAATATTACTATACTTTCTATCCGGAAGATGACAGAAGCCCATTTGATTTAGAACCAGAAGATGTTATCCATTTTAAATTCTTTAGTTCCGATGGGATTGTTGGTAGGTCGCCGCTTTTATCGCTTGTAGACGAAATGAATTTACAAAAGTCTGGTGTTGATACGCTAGGGCGATTCTTTAAGTCAGGTCTTAAAGGCTCGATTTTAAAGGTTAATGGAGCCAAGCTCAGCAAAGAAGCACGTAGAAAGATTAGAGCTGATTTTGAATATGCTCAAGAAGGTGATTCAAATGGTCCTATCGTTACTGATTCGACAATGGACTATCAACCGTTAGAAGTAGATACAAGTGTTTTGAATTTAATTAATTCAAACAATTGGTCGGCATCACAGATTGCTAAAGCAATGAGAATTCCAGCCTATAAATTGGCAATTAATTCTCCTAACCAATCCGTGAATCAGTTAGCGGCCGGATATATCAGTAATGACTTGCCGTTTTACTTTAAACCAATCGTTAGTGAATTTGAAATGAAATTGCTGACTGATAAAGAACGGCATAAGTACCATCTCGACTTTGATACTCGTAAACAAACAGCAAGACCAGTCACCGAACTGGTGGCACTGGTCGAAAATAGCATCTTAACGCCTAATGAAGTTAGAGCCGAATTAGGTAAGAAAGCTGATGATAAGACTTCTGAAATGAATGAATATCAATCAACACTGAATACAGTTTCTTTGAACTTGAAAGATGAATATCAAAAAAGTAATAAGG